ATGGACGAAATGGAAATCAACGGTGTGAAGTATGTGCGCGCAAACAGCAAGCCAACGGGCAACCGCTGTGTGGTCGTTGTAGACCGAGGTTGGATTTTTGCCGGCGATCTCACACAAGAAAACGGGCGAATCTACCTCGACAACGCGGTTTGGGTTTTCCGCTGGCAGGCTGTTGGGTTTGCGGCGGTCGTTGATGATCCCACGAAAGCCAAAGCCGACATTCGTCGGCTGTCGACGCGCGTGGACATTCCTGAGGGGGCCGAGATTTTCCGTCTGCCGGTTAGCGCAGATTGGGGGCTGTCGTGCGCCCGATAGGCAACGGCAACGGCTACGGCTACGGCAACGGCAACGGCTACGGCAACGGCTACGGCTACGGCTACGGCGACGGCTACGGCTACGGCTACGGCGACGGCGACGGCAACGGCAACGGCAACGGCAACGGCAACGGCGACGGCAACGGCAACGGCTACGGCGACGGCAACGGCAACGGCTACGGCGACGGCTACGGCTACGGCTACGGCGACGGCGACGGCAACGGCAACGGCAACGGCAACGGCTACGGCGACGGCAACGGCAACGGCAACGGCTACGGTTCCACGTCTCCCAACAGAAGGAGGAGGATGAAATGACCAAGCACACGCCGGGGCCGTGGAAACTTGGTCCGTCTCTTGGTGAGGTACGCGACGACGACGACAATGTGTTGTGCGACGTGTACAGCGACAACGATGAGCAAGCAGAAGCAGATGCGCGCCTTATCGCCGCTGCGCCGGACCTTCTAGCCGCGTGCGAGGCTGTGGCCGTGCTGCTTGTCCGCTATGAAAACAGGTCGATGTCTCCGGAGGTAGGCACCGGAGCAGCGATAGACGCTGCCTATGCCGCCATAGCCAGGGCCAAAAGGCAAAGCGCCATGAAAATCCCCGCCCCCCTCAACACCACCGCCACCGCCATCGACGCATGGCACGAGTCGCGTCCCGACGAGCCGCGCCCGCATATGGGTGCCTCGACGCTGGGCCATGTCTGCGAACGTTGGCTGTGGCTATCGTTCCGCTGGTTCGTGCGGGAGAAGTTCTCCGGCAGGATGCTGCGCCTGTTCCGCCGCGGGCAGAACGAGGAAGCAACCATCATCGCTGACCTGCGCGCCATTGGCTGCGAGCTACGCGAGCCGCCTGATGGCCACCAGCACCGCGTCGATCTCGGCTGCCATGTGTCTGGGTCCATCGACGCCATCATCGAACACGGGCTGCCTGAGTCGCCAAACAAGCCGCACATCGCGGAGTTCAAGACGCACGGCAAGAAGTCGTTCGACGCCCTGGAACGCGACGGCGTCCAGAAGGCAAAGCCGATGCACTACGCACAGATGCAGACCTACATGCACGGCACCGGCATCGATCGTGCGCTGTACGTCGCTGTCTGCAAGGACGACGACCGGCTATACACCGAGCGCGTGCGCTACGACCGCGAACACGCAGAACGCATCATCGCCAGAGGCCAGAGGCTGGCCATCGTCGACGAGATGCCTCCGCCGCTGTCGACGGATGCAAGCTGGTACGAGTGCAAGTTCTGCGCGGCGCATGCCTTTTGCCATCAGGGCAAGCGTGACGTGCCGCAGTCATGCAGGACATGCAGATGGAGCACGGCAAAGGCCGATGGCACTTGGCGCTGTGAACGATTCGAGCACGAGCCCATCAGCGTCGAAAATCAAAGGACTGGATGCTTGAAGTGGGAAGCCCACGACGACGTGAAGGAGAACGCATGACCGTGAAGCACACACCGGGACCGTGGCGCGTCACGCGCGCCAACCGCAACGGCGCAGAGGTCAGCGCGATTGCATCCGTCGCGTGGTGCGGCGCGGCGTCGTCGTTTGGCAAGCACGAAACGCAGGTCATCGACGCCGACGAGGCGTATGCGAACGCCTGTCTCGTCGCAGCCGCGCCCGATCTGCTCGACGCGCTTGAAGAATACCACCGTGTCGCAAACGCGGTGCCGTATGCCCAATGGACGCCAGCGATGCACAAGGCCCAAGACGCCATCGCCAAGGTGAAGGGAGAGAAGCCGTGACGACGCTCTACGAAAAGCGCGGACGAAACTACCGACCGGTTGCTGAGTCCGAAACATACAGTTCACTGACCGAGGGCTGGTACCTTGTGCATGTTCGCCCTGGCACAACCAGCGTGAAGCGACTCATTGAGCCCGCCTACGCGGAGTTAGAAGCGGCCATAAAGGTGGCTACCGACGCCATGGTCGATGCCATGCGTGAGCGTCAGGTTCCTACCGGGCCGGACGTGCGCCACGTCCCTGAGCATCGGCGCGAGAAATACCGGCGCGCATGGGAAGCGTGGAAAGCCATCGTTGGCGATGTCCCTCTGTACTTTGAAGGTGTCTCCATGCACGACATCGTCAAGGCCGGACTCGATGCTGTGAGGAAGCACCGTGCTCCGTGATTATCAGCGCAAGGCAATCGACGATCTGTACGTTTGGTTCGACAAGAACCCGTCTGGTAACCCGTGCCTCGTCCTGCCGACGGGGTCCGGCAAAAGCCACATCGTCGCCGCGCTGTGCAAGGAGGCGCTGCAAAACTGGCCAGAGACGCGCGTTCTGATGCTGACGCACCAGAAAGAGTTGATCGAGCAGAACGCAGAGAAGCTGCGCCAGCACTGGCCGAACGCGCCACTCGGCATCTACTCAGCCAGCGTGGGAAAACGCCAGCTAGGCGAACCCATCACATTCGCAGGCATTCAAAGCATCATCCGTCGTCTTGATGACATCGGCCACACCGACATCGTCCTTGTCGACGAGTGTCATCTCATCTCACACGAAGAGCAGGGCAGTTATCGCACGCTGCTGCGCAGTCTGAGCGATGCGAACCCGAACATCCGCATCGTCGGCCTGACGGCGACGCCATACCGCCTTGGCCACGGGCTCATCACTGATCCGCCTGCGCTGTTTTCTGACCTCATCGAACCAGTTTCCATCGAGGAGTTGATCTACAAAGGCTACTTGTCGCCACTGCGAAGCAAGGTGACGAAGACGCGCCTGGACACGTCCGGTGTGCACAAGCGTGGCGGCGAGTTCATCGAGCGCGAGCTTGCTGAGGCTGTCGACCGCGACGAGGTCAACGAGCCCATCGTGCGCGAAGTCATCGAACTTGCGGGCGACCGGCGCTCGTGGTTGTTCTTCTGTGCTGGCGTCAAGCACGCCCAGCGCATTCGCGATGAGCTGTGCCGACAGGGCATCGAGGCCGAGTGCGTAACTGGCGAGACGCCAAAGACAGAACGCGCCGCCATCCTTGAGGCGTTTCGCCATGGCTCGCTGCGCGCGGTGACGAACGCAAACGTCCTGACGACCGGTTTTGACCATCCCGGCATCGACATGATCGCAATGCTGAGGCCGACGCTCAGCGTCTCGCTCTATGTCCAGATGGCCGGCCGCGGGATGCGGATTGCCAAGTCGAAGAAGGATTGCCTCGTCCTTGACTTCGCTGGCGTCGTCTCGACGCACGGGCCGATCACCGCTGTTGATCCGGGCGGACGCGGCGGCGATGGCGAAGGCGAAGCCATGATACCGGCAAAGGCCTGCGAGGCCTGCAACGAGCTGTGTCCCGTTGCTTGCCGCGTATGCCCAGCTTGCGGGACGCCATTTCCAGAGCCAGAGCGCCGCAACCTTGAACTACACGATGACGACATCATGGGGCTGGACGACACCATCGCCATGAAGGTGAACGAGTGGCGCTGGCGCAAACACGTCAGTCGAGCCAGTGGGAAAGAGATGCTGGCCGTGTCCTACTACGGAGGCCTCGTTGACGTCGTGACCGAGTACTTCCCTGTGTTGCACACTGGCTATGCGCAGCAGAAAGCCATCAGGGTCGTTGCCGACATCGTCAACCGCAGCAATGCACCGAGCGATCTGTTGAATCTTGTTGACATGGATGCCGCTGCGCAGGCACTGAATGCAGGCCGACCGCCGAGCAGCATCGACTACAAGCGCGACGGAAAGTTTCAGCGAGTTCTGCGGAGGACGTGGTGAAGAAGCCCCTTTCCGTTGTCGCGTGGGAGCGTCGTGTCGACGAGCTGCGCGCTGAGATTCCGCCAAACTGCCATACATGCGCGCATGCGACCGACGACGGCGACGAAATCTTCTGTCAACGATACAACGAGCGTCCGCCGGTTGAGTTTGCCGAGCAGGATGGAGCGTGTTCCGAATGGTCAAACGTTCTCGAAGCACTGCCTTTCTAGTGAAAGTGCGCATTCCAACAGAGCATGAGGAACAACGAGAGTTCGTCTCATGGTTTCGTCGAGCGCACCCTGGCGTTCGCATCTTTGCCATCCCGAACGGAGGGGCACGCAGCATGGCCACAGCGGCGCGGCTGAAGGTCGAAGGAGTCATGCGAGGCGTCCCCGATCTGCTCGTTCCTGCGTGGAATCTGTGGGTCGAGATGAAGCGCGTGCGCGGAGGCCGCGTGGACCCAGAGCAGAAGGACTGGCACGCCTACCTCACCGACGTCGGCCATCACGTCATCGTCGGGAAGGGCGCCGAGGACGCCAAAGAACAAGTCGACCGCTGGTTCATGTCGACGTTTCCAATTGAGTCTGATGGAACGGAGCACTGATGACGACGCTGAGTGAACTGCAAAATCGCTGCGCACGAACGACGCTGATGCGAACGGAGCCCGAGGCAAACCACAACGAACGGCTGGCCATGGCCGCGCTTTGGCTGACGGCCGAGGCGGGCGAGGTTGCCACCGAAGTCCGCAAGGCCATTACGAACCACGAGGAATGGTCGACGGTGCGCTACCGTCTGACCGTCGAGCTGGGTGACCTGCTGTGGTGCGTCTGCGAGGTCGCATCTTTGTCGGGCATCGACCTGGAGCGCGCTGCCGCCGAGCAGGCTGACAAGCAGAAGATGCGCTATGCGCACATCTTCAATCTTCACGACACAGAGGGGCCATGAGAGTCAAAGAGAAGCGCGACGCGCCGCCGGCCGCGTCGATGGAGATGCGCATCGCCATGCTGGAGCTGGCTGTGCGGGACCTAACTTCTGCGCTGAACGGACTGAAGGCCATTCGCGAGGGGCGCGTGCGTGTTCCCACAATGCCAGACGGCAGCGGGACGGCGCTTGCCGTCGCAAGAGCCAAGGCCGGCTGGCGCAACCGTGACCTCGCGGTGGCCATCGGTGTGTCGCCATCCATGCTGTCGCTCTGGGAGTGCGAGAGAATGGCCATCCCGCTGTGGCGAGCCGATGCCATCCTGACGATTTTTCAAGATGCTGGCGTCGAGCCGCCAGAATGGGGAGAGGAATGAAACCGACAAGCGCAACGCTGTTCTGCTTTGACCTGAACGCATCGATAGTGATTTGCCCAGACGAGGTGGCGACATGACAAAGATGCACACCGCTGGACCATGGAAGTGGTTCTCGAACACGCTCATCTCGCAGACCAAGCCGAACGACATCGTGCTGCGAGTGCTTCCTGCCTTTCGTCTTGAGCCACACGATGAAGCGCTGGTTGCTGCCGCACCGGATCTACTTGCCGCGCTGGAAGACATCGCACGCGGAGACTACTCAGACCCGTTTTGCAAGCTGACGCCAGAGCAGCGTGCCCGTGACGCCATCGCCAAGGTGAAAGGACACATCTCATGACTGGCCGCCGGAAAGACACCGCAAAGCGCGAACGCATCGCGGAACTGCTGCGCAAGGGCACAACGAGCGAGGCGATCATGGCGCGCCTCGGCTGCGGCAGAGACTTGGTCATGTTCGTTCGCCAAGAGTTGAAGGGGGAAATCAAATGAGAACGCCTGGACT